TCGCAGGTGGGCGCTGGGGCTACCAGACGAACATGTGGTGTCAGTATTCGTACATCAACGGCTGGTTCAACTCATTCCTCACCGCCTCAGCCTCAGCGGGCGCTACGAGCATCACCGTCACTGACGCGACTGGATTGTTCGCTGGCATGAGTTTCACCATCTGGGACGGAATGCAGGACGAGACGTGCAAGGTCGCCTCTATCTCGGGCAACGTCGTCACCCTCACCGCTGGGCTGTCCTACGGTCACGGCATCGGAGTGAACGCTTCGACAATGCCAGCCGCCGTCAAACAGGCCGTGATCCACTTCGTCGTCGCAATGGTCAAAGAGCGCGGGCAGGGTGGTCTCGTCATCAACGAAATAGGCGAGCCTATGAGCGTCTCCTCACGCCAACAGACCAGCATGGAAGATGAGATGCTCGGCTACGACCTCCTAGAGCCCTTCAAGGTCATCGGCGGTCGCCAGTGAGCCGTGAGACGGTACGCACGCAGTTCGTGAACTACCTCAACGGCAAGGGCATCACCTACCTCTCAGGGGTCAAGACCTTCCCCGCCAAGTTCACCCCCGAGGGCGACTTCTACGACAACGAAGATCCAGGTCACGCGCAAGGGTGCATCGTCTACCCCTACATCGAGACGCAACGAGAGAAGCGCATCGAACTCACCGGCGCAACTGGGGGTGGCAAGGAAATCTCCTACACCGTCGTCTTTACCTGCATCTTCAGAAGCAACAAGCGCAAGACCGAGGACGCAGGCGCAGACTCCGAAGCCTTCCTCGACTCGTTCACCAACGCCATCCGCGCATCCAAGAATTGCGGAGGCTCGGGGCCAATCTTCCAATGGGGCGAAGGTTCGACCATCGGAGGCGACGACATCGAGGTTGTCTCGTACTATCCGCGCCAAATCAACGGCTCAGCGGCAGTCACCCAAGTCGTCTCGACTGTCCGTGTGACCGTTATCGAAATCACCGCATCAAACTCGTACATCTCCTAAGGAGCACCATGACATTCACTTTCACCGACAGCCAAGAGCGCACCTACCCCGACATCCTCGTCGATGGGGCTGTGCTCGTTGCCGAGCCTGGACAGTCCTACGACCTCGACGCTGACCCCGCCGACGGACGCTGGACGACCTCTGCATCACCTGTAGAAGCCCCTCAGACCGCCCCTCAAGCGCCTGTATCCGACGCAACTCCAACCACCGACCCAACCACCCCAACAAACTAAGGACACATCATGGCCGGCCCATTCTTAACAGCAAATAGTTACCTCGGCATCATCAAGGAAACCACTTCAGGAACGTTGCCAACATCCGGCACGCCTTCATGGATTCCTGTCACGTCGCCGCAGATTACCCCCGAGCAAATCTTCCTCCGTGACGAGGCGCTTCGAGGCTCAGCAACGACGGTCTACGACCAGGTGCAGGGTGTTCGCCACGACACGTTTGAGTTCAAGTCCTACCTGTTCGCTGACACGTTCCCAGTCTTGGCTCAGAGCGTCCTCGGTGGCGCTGATGCGGTCACGGGTTCGGGGGCTTACACTCACACCCTGAAGTTGCTCAACAGCCCTTCCACCGGCTCACAGCCCCCCACCTACTCCATCCTCGACTTCGACGGTGCTAACTACTTCACCACGACTGGTTCACAGGCTGACAGCCTCGCCATCTCGTTCGGTGCAGAAGCGGCGGCCGAGGCGACGGTCAAGTACCTAGCGAACCCTTACGTCTCTTACACCTCAGCGCCCACCGTGTTCGCTACGCAAAGCCTGAGCTCAGAGCACATGATCCCCGCGTGGAACACCACCGTCACCATCAACGGTTCATCGTTCGCCAACGTCACCACCGGCGACATCACGTTCAACCGCAAGACGCAACCAATCTTCACCCTCGGCACACAGGCTCCCTATGAACTCTTCGCTGGGCCCCTCGAGGTCACGGGTAAGTTCACGCTCGTCGTCGCCACAAACGCCGATGTGTTCTCAACGCCTTCCTCAACTGGTTACGCCCTGACGCGCTCGCCTCAGGCTGTGGTCATCACGCTGACCGACCCCAACGACACCACCTCCGCAACGAACCACTCCATCGCGCTCACCATGACGACTGCGCAGTTCCACAGCGTCAAGCGCACACGAGGGAAAGAGTTCACGGAGATTGAGGTCGAGTTCACGGCCAACGCCAACGCAACCGACGCTTCGACTGGCTACTCTCCCATCAAGGTAGTCACCATCAACGCTCAATCAAGCTCGTACTAAACAGAAAGAAGGGGAACAATGCCACTTATCGAACTACCCAACGGGCAGTCTGCTGTCATTGCGAGCCGTGAGGAAATCAGCGAGCGCACTACGCGCTCCATCTCACGCGCGTACCTGTCAGCCGCCAGTGTTGCCGCACGCCTTTCGAGCCTCGGGTTCGACAATGCCAAGCCAGAGACATGGGGAGCGTACAACGACCTCGACTCAGCCGACATTGCCAACATGGACGCTTACCAAGCCGAGCTCATCGTGGGTCTCGTCAAGAACTGGACACTCGGAGACCTGCCGACGTTGGAATCAGTCCTCGACCTGCCTAAGGTGACGTTCGACAAACTGGCGGAGGCGTGCGGTAACGAGTTCAACGGCTCAAGCATCAACACGGAGCCTGACGTAGACCCAAAAGCCCCTACCGTCGCCTAGCAAAACTCAAGGCGGCGCTCGAGGGAAAGACCACCGAGGTAGACAACGAAATCGCTGACCTCTTTCGAGAGTTCCGGTTCCGTAAGGCTCTCGGCGGTAGTCATCAAGACTTCATGGATCAACCTCGCCACGTCACTGACTGGATGTTGGCTATTGACCAAATCGTGCGAGAGGTAGAACGTGGGTGAGATAATCATCTCGGGGATGGTGCAGTTCGACCAGGCTATCCGCAAGGACATGGCAAAGATGTCCCTCGCCGCTAAAGAGTTCGTCACTAAAGGCGCTGACATCATTGGCGACTCAGCGAAGGAACAATGGCGGGCTCGTCCTGGTGGCTCTCGCACCGTCTCAAAGTCGGGCAAGGTCTACTACAAGGGAACCGGCCCCTACGCCGCCCGCCGCCCAATGCCGACCATTCGCACCGGCAACACTCGCTCGTCAATCCGTCGTCGCTACGTCAAAGAAGTCGGCTCGGGCAGATGGGAATCAGGAACGGGCCCGAGCACGGACTACGCGCCCTTCCTCGAGTTCGGCTCTCGCTTCATCAGTACCCCAGCGTTCCCCTTCATGTCTATGGGCGTGGAGAACGCACACGAACGCATCGACGCGCTCGCTCACCGCCTCTTCAATCAAGCACAGGAGTAGTCATGGGACTGCTAAACCCCGTAATCGCCACGCTCCTCGCTGATACGAAGGAATACATGGCGAAGATGAACGAAGCCGATGCAAAGATGAACAAGTTCGGCAAAACCGCCGAAGAGTCGGGTGGCAAGTTCCACAAGTTCGCCAACACCGCAAGCAACGCTGTCATCGGAGTCGGAGCCGCCATCACTGGCTACGCAATCGACCAAGCTCTGAAGTTCAACGAGGTACTGGACAACATTCAGAACCAGTCGGGCGCATCTGCTGAAGAAGTAGACCGGCTCAAGACAAGCATTATCAACGTCTCAAACGAAACCGCTATCTCGTCGGACAAAATCGGCAACGCATTCCTCCAGGTGGAGAAAGCTGGCATGCGTGGAGCGAGCGCCTACAAGCTCGTCGATGTTGCCGCCAAGACCGCCGTTATCACCGGCGGAGACGTGGTCTCAACAACGCAAACCCTCATCGGCATCCAGCGACTACAGATTGCTCGGGGCATGAGTGTTGCGCAGGTTGGCGACCTCATGGTCAATGCCAACAAGATGCACGTCGGATCATTGGAATCTCTGACTGGCGTGCTCACCGGCAAGGTAGGTGGCGCACTCGCCGCTACCGGAATGAACCTCGCAGAGATTGCCTCCATCTCGGGTGTCGCATCAGCGGCAGGGTACGGAACCGCTAAGTCCTACGTCGCTCTCGCTACTGGCCTGCAGAAAATTGAGAGCCCCACCGCCTCCTCTGCCAAGCAACTCAAGGCGCTAGGGCTGAACGCTGACGTGCTAGCCCAGACCGCCCGCAAGCCTGGCACTGGTCTAGTGGACGTGCTGAAGATGCTCGAGGTGCAGTCACGCCGCACCGGCACTCCGATGAACACGCTCATCAAGGATACGTTCGGGAGTGCCTCGGTCGGCATGGTGCAAACCCTTGCGAACAACATCAACAAGGTCTCAGACGCAAACAAGAAGCTTCAGCAGTCCAGCGGGAAAGACCTTGCCATCCAGTTCGGGCTTACCTCTCAGCAACTCAACTTCAAACTGAAGCAACTAGAGACTCAGTCCCATAACGCCCTGACCGGCTTCGGGCTGTTGCTTCTCCCTGACGTAACTGCCGTTGCTAACTTTGCGGAAGGCGCTGTCAAGTACTTCCAAAAGCACCCCCTCGTCCAAAAGATTGCCTCAGACGCAACACTAACCCTGTTCGGCGCATCACTTGCTTTCAAGGTTGCGCAGGCAATCGGCAAGATACCAATACTTGGCAACTTGCTCGCCAAGATACCAAAACTTGGCAGTCTCTTCAAGAGCACTGACACCGCGCTTCTAACTGAAATCGCCGCC